ATTCAATCACGGATCAAGACTGGATTCTTATGACACGTCAGCAGTATCACATGCGAATGTATAAGCAAATACTGGATGATCGAATCGCCGTAGCCAATGGTGAGCCGATTGCAGCAGCTAAAACACGCATGATTCACCTTCAATCTGGTTCAGAGGACCAGTAAACAAAGTATCTAGTTCATATAGCCGAACAAAACGATTTTTTAGCAATCAGTAGGACTAGATATGTTCGGCTTAGTAGGTCGTCTGTTTGTCTTGTTCAGCATTCCAGTGGCATCTGCATTTAAACGTGCTAGTGCAGGAACTGAACTTGATCAGGCAGTCGCGCAGTATTCCACAGAGCTAATTTTAGTTTTGTGCGGTGTGATGATGGTTGTCGGTTGCCTGGCATCATCTATCACGAAAGATCCAGACGGCGTTACTGCAACGTCGTTTCAATCAAAAGCAATCAGCTCATTATTCGGCAGCTTAATCGCTATTTGCTATCTGGTGTATTCAGACCAGGAAGTAAGTCTGATTCATGCGGTATGGATCGGTGGCGTTTCTTTTGTGTCACCTCAGTTAATCCCAAGTCTGAAATCCGTTGTCAGGGATCTGATACCAACGGCACAACAGGCAATAAAGGATTTTGCTGAGAAGTGGGCCAAGGGAGGAAAGTCATAATGAGTAATTTGCAAATAGCCTGGGTAATCCTGGGCTTTTTTTTCGGCCTGCTTTTGATGATTCCCTTCAAACGCTGCAAGGCCACACATAACGGTATCAGTTCAATGCTCATAGCTTCGCTATTGGGCATTTTAAATATCTGGATCACCTGGATCGCCGTCGTTATTGGCCTGATCTGTTTCAGCTATGGACTGTACCAAAACCATCACAAATATTTAGGAGCGCCAAACCATGACAACAGTGCAACAGAATGAACTTGAATGGCTAAACGTGGCGCGTCCTTTAATTGGCACACATGAGATTAAAGGCGCAAAGCACAATCCTTTAATCGTTTCTATGTTTGAAGTGGCTTTTCAGGCGACTAAACAAAAGACATGGATCAAGGATGACGAAACAGCCTGGTGCGGTGCAGCAACGGCGTATGTCTTTGCTAAAGCTGGCCTAGATAAGCATATCCCTAAAGACTTCTATCGCGCTAAGTCATGGGCCGCATCTGGTACGCCGTTGAATAAGCCTGCTTATGGGTGTGTCGTGGTATTTACGCGCAACGGCGGCGGACACGTCGGCATTGTGGTAGGTCAGGACAAGAAAGGAAATCTAATGGTATGGGGCGGCAACCAGTCGGACCAGATCAGCATTGCACCTTTCGATAAAAACCGTGTACTGGCTTATCGCTGGTGCGGTACTCAGAAATTACCAGCTTCACATCGTTATGCCTTGCCAGTGCTGAATAGCAACGGAAAGGTTAGCACGAATGAAGCTTGAAACCAGTTTGACCGTAGGCATTTTGCCTATAACTGTTTGTTGCGGTCTTTTTTACGTTGGTTAGTACATGCGTTTAAAAAAATGCGGTGCTAAAAACCGTGATGGCAGCAAATGCCAGAATCCGGCAGGGCATGGAACTGATCATGTCGGATCTGGCAAATGCCGCCTACATGGTGGCGCTTCAAACGGTGCGCCAAAAGGAAATAAAAACGCCGTTAAGCATGGTATCTACTCACGCCTATTTTCCGAGGTTGAGCTAGAAGAAGCCAAGGCCATGCAGGGAAACGTCGAATCTGAACTTGCGATTGCCAGGCTACAGCTGTTTAAGGTGATGCAAGAGCAGAAGCGTGCAGGCAACAAGATTGATTTATTCAAGGTGGAAGAAACAACCATCGTTGAAGATGAGAAAGAGAAGAAGAAAAAAGAGGACTTTCTCAGAATGTTGGTGAGGTCTGCTAAGG